TGCGCCGCAGATTTCGTCAGATCTTGCGCCAGAGTATCGACTGAAACACCCGTGGCCTGACCAGTGGCGTTGAGTGCATCGAGGACACTTCCAGCCTGCGATGCATCCATGCCAAACGCTGCAAGTACCTGCGATACGCTGTCGACAGAGGCTGAAACATCAGTGTTGTTCAGCTTTGCAAACTTCAGAAACTGCCCGGACAGTGTCTCCAGTGCGTCACCGGAAAGGCCAAACCGAGTGTTCACCTCACCGATCGCACTCGCCGCGTCGCTGAGCGATGTCGGGATGGTTTCTGACAGCGACTTCGCACGGGTTTGCATGTCTTCCAGTGCTTCACCGCTTGCGCCAGTCTTAGCTGTGATCGTGTCCATCGCTTCATCGACAGACTTCCACGCAGCGACTGAAGCCGCCGCAACGCCAGCGATAGGGGCAGTCACCGTCTTTGTGAGGGTGGTGCCTACGCCAGTGATGGACTCGCCAGCTTTGCTGATCTTGTCACCTACAGATGAGATAGATTCTCCAGCCGTTGCGATCTGCTGCTGTGCGACACTTCCGAACTGCTTGTACTGATCTTCGAGGCTGTTCAGCTGTTGTGTTGTCTTTTCGATTTCGCGTGTTAGCGCAGCCTGCTGTTCTGCCGTTTCGCCCGCACTGTCGCTGTTTTTCAGCTGCTCAAGCGCGGTTTTTTCCGTCTCCAGCTTCTGCTTTGTTTCGTCGATGGCATCGCTGAGATACTTCTGCTTCTGCTCCAGTAATTCTGTGTTAGATGGGTCTAACTTGAGCAGTTTGTTGACCTCTTTTAAGCTGCTTTGTGTATCTCTTAGCTGCGCATCGACATCCTTTAGGGCAGACTGCAGCTTCGTCGTATTTCCACCGATCTCGACGGTGATGCCCTGAATCTTTTTGTTTGCCATGCCGTTATCCTCCGTCAGAATCGATCAAAATCCGTTTGCGTGGCGACCTGCTCATAGTCAGCGCCGTCATTCGCCTGCTCGATAAGCACATCCATAACTGCACCCTCCGTGATCACATCAAGCTCTGAGAGGGTGAAGCCCGCTTGTTTAGCCCGTAGCAGATAGAGTGCGGGCGTCAGCGGTCTGTCTGTCGGGCGACCTGGTTTTTTGCGGATACCGATGTTGCACGTGACCCGAGATATGCTCCGATGATCTCAGGCGCGCCATTCAGCAGAGCGTCGCCGTCAAGTGCGTCCAGCCATGCCATATAGTCATCAACGGTCGCATGCGTGAGATCCTTACCTGTGGCTTGCGAGTTCATGATGTATGCAAGGCGGGCGACGGGTTCATAGTCCAGATTTTC